TGACCTTGCCGCGATTCGTGGTGATGTCGTACGTGTACGCCACGACGGATCAGCCTCCATCCGCCTACGACGCGGCCTTATTAGAACAGTACCAGTGCCTCCAGTTGGTCACGACCACGCCCCAGTGGGTCTCGGCCGAGACGTGGACGACCTTCTTGTTCTCATCGAACCACGTGGACAGCACCGGCTCGCCGAAGTCGACCATGCGGAGCCCCTTGCGGGCCTGGCACAGCCACCACGCGGACGCCGAGGCGGCGTCGTCCAGGTGCGGGTTGACAACGAGCTGGTACTTGCCCCGCTCGGTGTTCACGTCGTTCTGGGCCGTGCCGGGGAGCTGGGCGCTCTCCAGGAGGACGCGCGCCGTCGCTTCGAGACCGGGCGGGACGATCAGGGTATCCGGGCGGATCCGCACCTTCTCGTTCCGGTCGTCGTAGGCGTTGGTCATCGTCATCGTGGTCCAGGCCGTCTGGAGGTTGGCGAGCGTGAGCGCGCCGCTGACGACGTGGTTGGCGAAGGTGTTGCCACCGATCGCCTGCGTGTGGGCCGTGTCGAAGAACGGCAGGCCGTCGTAGATCACGGTCGGGTTGGGGTCCGACTGGCCGATGAAGCTGCCGTCGAAGTACGTGGCGTTGCCGGCCGTCAGGGTCCCCTGCTGGAGCACGTCGGCGACCCAGTCCTCCTTCTGGAGGCGGGCGTTCTCACCCCAGGACCGCGCGAGGTCGCGGATCATGCCCGGGATGCGTCCGGTGGCGTCCGCCGCCTTCAGTTGCCGCTCGGAGAACGACACCTTGCGACTGAACTGGTGCGTCTTCATGTACCAGGTGTACGCGGTACGGAGCTCGTCGGACTCGATGTCGGCGCCGTCCAGCCGTTCCTCGAGGCGACCGAGGCCGGTGAGGACCACGCCCTTGTCGCCCAGGATCGTCTCGTCGGATCCGGGGACGACCTCGCAGAACTGCGGGAACAGCATCGGCTCGGCGTCGTACGAGTCGATCATGATGGGGTAACCCTCGCGGGTGACCACCTCGGAAACCTTGCTCAGGTCCATGCTCGGCATGTCGGTATCTCCAGGTGTGGCTGAGGGTTAGATGCTCGTGGCCTTGCTCGTGGCGAGCCGGACGAAGCAGGTGTTTGCGACGGTGTCCACGTCGACGATCTGGATGGAGTCGTCGGCGGATGCGTCGATGTTGATGCTCTTGCCGTCGGCGCCGATGTCGCAGGTCTTGCCCACGAGGTCGACGGTGACGGTTCCGGCGTCGGGCGGGAACTCGTAGACGGAGGCGTAGGACACGTCGACGTTGACCGAGGCGCCGCCGTCGGCGCTCGGGCTGTCGACCTTGTTGACCGAGAAGCCGATCACGCGCTCGCCGCTGCCGTCAACCTCCTTCACGAACGCCGTCGTGGCGCCCGAGTCGGTGATCGCGATTGCGTCGGCGCCAATGTCGGCGCTCGTGCTGTCCAGCGGCAGGTCGATAATCTGCCGGTCTCCGTAGCGGTACCCGTAGGGCGTGGCCATGGTGGCTCTCCGATGATGTCAGGGGGGTCATTCGGCCCCCGCCATCGGGAGCCCGTCAGGGGGTGAAGTTGTTTTCCTTCGCCCACTCCTTGCCGCGCTTGGTGCGCGACCACACCGCGAGTCCATCCTCCTCGTTCATGCCGTGCTTGGCGGCGAAGTCCAGCGCCTCGGCGGGGACCTTGACGCCCGGGGGCTTGCCGCCTCCGGTGCGCGTGCCCTTGGGGCCCACCGTCTTCGTCGCCAGCTTGCCGAGCTTCACGAGCTGGGCGTGCTCGGCGTCCGGGTCGAGGCCGTCGGGCACGAGCTCCAGGAGGTCCGGGGCGAGATCCTTGCGGAGCGCCTCGTTGTCGGCCTCGATGCGCTCGACTCGGCGGGCCTCTCGTTCCTGGAGGGCGGTCAGCTTGCCCTTGGCGTCGGCCAGCTCGGCCTTGGTGGCCTCGTAGAGCTCGACGTACTCGCCTGACTTCTCCTTGGCCTTGCGCTCGGCCTCGGTGGCCTCGTCGCGGAGCCGTTGGAGTTCCGCTTCGGCCTCCTGGCGCTTCTTGCGCTCGGCTTCGAGCGACTTCAAGGGGACGCGGGCGGGCTTTCCGCCGTCATCGTCTCCGTCATCGTCTCCGTCGTCGGAGTCGCCGTCGTCGTCGCCGTCGTCTTCGCCGGGCATCTCTTCGTCCCAGGGCAGGCCACCCAGGGACGCGGGGGATGGAATCGCGAAGTCAAAGAGCGGGCGTGTCACCTGCTTACTCCCGCGCCCGTTGACCGGCGGCGACCCGTATGGAGGATGTCGGCGATGTGCTATACCGTGCATAGCACAACTTCTCCGAAGTGTGCAAACACCCGCAGAGATGCAAATACCGAAAGGGGTGCCACGTGGGATGCTACTCGATCAAGCGCGTGAACCACACGAACGTCATCCTGGGCCCCGACGGGGTCCGGGTCGAGCAGCACGCCGACATCGCTTTGGCCGAGCGGCGGCTGGCGCACTTCAACGCGCTCGCGGGATCGCCGGCCCCCGAGGCGGCCCCGGAGGCCGAGCCCAAGGCTCTCGCCCCCGGCATGCCCGCGCTCCTGGAGGGCACCGTCGGCGACGTGAGGGCGGGGCTGGCCTCGGGCGACTACGACGGCGTGCTGGCCGACCTGCTCGCCCAGGAGGGAGCCCACAAGCAGCGCAAGGGCGTGCTCGCGGCGCTCCGGGCGCGGCTCGAGGACAGGTGATGCTCGCGCTCCTGCTCGTGGGGTGCGGCGCCGAGCCGACCGACGGCGGCGGGGATTCGGGCATCGCCTACGCGGATTTTCGCGCCGCGTACATCGAGGGCTACTGCTCGTGGTACCTGGACTGCCACGCGGAAACCGCCGCCCTCAACGACCTCCACTCGGTGGGGGACTGCATGGCCTCCACTGACGTGCGCGAGGTTCGCCGGTGGTCGTCGGACTGCTACGACTACGACGAGCTCGCGGCCGTGGACTGCCTCGGGGGGCTGCGATCGGAATGCGCGGGCGGCGGCTACATCGCCGAGGACGCCTGCGACTCCGTCTGCGACGAGTAGGGCCTACGCCGACGGGTGCTCGGCTCGGAACTCGTCGAGCGTGAGGATGCCCCGGGCGTCCGAGAACGAGTCGAGCGAGTGCCGCCCCGACTCCCACAGCTCCAGCCGGGCGGGTCCGAGCACGTCGCGCTGAACGTCGGCGGGTTGGCGGCGCAGCCAGGCCGAGAAGGTCGTATCCCCGGCGGGCTTGCCGTCGAGGTCCGGGTCCCGGCCGATGCCGAGCTCCGACCACGAGCGCGTCACCGCCACGAGGAAGCAACGGCAGCGCGGATGTCGGGGAGGCACCATCGCCTCGGGCGGTAGCTGCCCGCCGGGTCCCACGAAGGCCCACGTGCGGTTGTGGAGCGGCGCGCAGAGCAGGCAGGTCCGGGAGTCGAGCGTGGCGAGCCACTGGACGCCCTTCACCACGTCGTCGTTCGCCTGGTACGTGGTCAGGGCGGCGTGGTTGCTCACGCGCTGAATCTCCGTCCGGGCGATTGCCACCATCCGGCCCCGGTATGTCTCGCGGATCCCGGTGGCGGCTCGCAGGGCGTCGGCGATGCGAGGCACCGACAGCCCCTCGACCACCGCTCCGGTGAGCGTGGCCTGGATGGCCTCGCCGGCCTCGAAGAGGTCGACGGCGAGTCGGTCGGTCCAGCGTAGCCCCCCCACGGGCTCCAGGGCGGCGGCTACGAGGTCCACGAGCGCGGGCGCCACCACGTCGCGGGCGAGCGCCGTGGGCAGGGCGCGGGCGAGCGCGGCCACCGTGCGGGCCCCCTCGACCTCGGCGGCCGTCGTCAGCGCGTGGCGAAGCTCGGAACGAATCGCCTCGTGGGCCTCACGGAGCCGCACCGTCACGAGCACGCGGGTGTGCGCGAGCTGTTGCAGGTCCCCCGCCGTGAGGGCCTGGCCCGAGCGGAGCTTGCGACCGGCGGCCTCCAGCCAGAGGATCGCGGGCTCCAAGCCGAGCGCGTAGTGCTGGAGGACGCGCTTGACGACGCCCCCCTCCATGCGCAGCAGGGCGAGCCGTTGCCGGGTTGCCCAGTCGAACAGATCCTCGTTGGCGGTCACGGTGGCCTATTCGAGC